CCAAATCACAAGTCTGGTTCAAGATCTCCTGGGGCCCAACGCTGATTCAATTTCTTGATTTCAACAACACAATTTTGACACACAGTTTTTAAATTACGCAAACTGCTGTTGTTGAGATCTCCGTCTACATGATACACTTGTAATTGTGCGGCATATCTGCCTCTGAATCCACACCGGTCACAGGTCTGTTTTTTTCTATAACCATCCAGTTGCCAGCGTAGTTTTGGCACAGGTTTATGTTGTTGCCGGCGCAAACATTGCATACAACGACTTCTATAATATATCCTGTCATACTTGTGATAGGCCACAGCACGCGGTCTTTGCCGACAATCTGGACATATGGGTCTATTCATGGCTATATTTAGTCCACGGACCTACATATAGGCTTCGACAACTAATGGTTTTTTGATACAACCGATAAATATCTTTATTAAACAAAGAGGAATCGGTTATGGCCTTACTATCTCCAGGTGTACAAGTCAGTGTAATTGACCAAAGCAATTACACACCAGCTGCTGCTGGTTCGGTACCATTTATCTTGCTGGCCACAGCAGAAAACAAAGTATCTGGCGCAGGCACTGGCATAGCTCCAGGAACTCTGGCTGCCAATGCTGGCAAGGTCTATTTGATGACCAGCCAACGTGACTTGCTGAGCACGTTTGGTGTACCGTTCTTTTACAACACCACAGCAGGAACACCTATCAATGGCTATGAGCTAAATGAATACGGATTGTTGGCTGCTTATTCCGCTTTGGGTGCCAGCAATTTGGCCTATGTCATGCGTGCCGATGTTGACTTGGCTGCACTAACAGCCAGCCTTACACGTCCCACCGGTGCTCCCTTAAACAACGCCTACTGGTTTGATACAACCAACAGCACTTACGGTATCAACGAATGGAATCAGGCCACATCGGCATTTACTAAAAAAACAGCCAGCGTTATTACCGACGACGTAAATTTACAACCGTCCACAACTGTGCCTTTGGACAGCTACGGCAGCATAGGCAACTACGCAGTGGTAGCCACAAACGTGTACAATCCAACTTACTACAAACGTGGCGGCGCAACGGCCAGTCAAACCAGTTCAGCCTATCTGAGTTCGTTGTTCAATACCTGGGTTCAAGTAGGCAGCGACGACTGGAAAACAGCCTGGCCCACAGTGGCAGGAACCCTGGCACCCACCACAATTGGTGCTGGCAGCATTGAAATCAACGGCGTGATCATATCTACGTCAACCTACAACACAGTGACCAACTTGGCCAATGAAATCAATGATCAAGATATTCCTGGAGTTTACGCAGCCAATGTGGGCGGCAAACTGCAAGTGTTTGCCGACAGCTCGGCCACATCTGATGGCAGTACCGAAGACGGCAATGGAATCATACAGATATTGAACTATACCGGAACGCCTTTGGCTACCTTGGGCATCACGGGCAATACCTACAGTGCTCCAATTTATGCCTACGGAGCCAACTACGCTGTTCCAAACTGGAGAACAACCAGTTCCACACCAAGTCCTGTGGGCGGTGGTGCTCCAACCGGCAGCGTGTTCCAACAAACCAATGCAGTAAACCAAGGCATGTTGATACAGATCAAAAGATATGACAGCACCTTGGGAGCTTTTGTTTTGCAAACCTGTCCAGTGTATGATTCAGATGCTGCGGCGTTGTATGGTCTAGCTCCATCGAGTGGTGGACAAACTCTCCCAGTGGGCTCAACCTATGCACAGATAAATCCCTTGGACAGCCTGACTTCGAGCTTTTTGGTTCTATCACGTCTGGCCACTGGTGACACCATCGTCACAGGCAGCGAAGTCAATCCCACATTTGTTACCAGTTCCACATTTACTATTGCCTATACCCAAGCAGGCACAGCTACGATACAGCCAACAAATAACCTTGGAGTGACCACTCCAGCAACTGTGACAATTATTGGCACCACAGCAGCTGACTTTATCAGTGCAGTAAGCGCACAAATACCTGCTGGTGCTCCGGTCAGCGCAGACATCAACAGTTCGGGTGCCATAGTTTTCACACACTCCACCGGCGGAGATATCTATCTAGTAGATGGCGCCAACAGTCCCTTGGCTGATGCTGGATTTGACAACACTGTCACAGGTGTCAGAGACAACTATGTTGATGGAGTGGCCACTGGCTTGATTCTCAGCAACTGGGTAGGCTCACCAACGTTTGCCTACACAGCCAGCGACAGCGCACCTAGCGTGAATCCTGCCAATGGAACCTATTGGTACTACAGTGATGCCACCACAGCTGATATCATGATACAAAACAACGGTGCCTGGATGGGCTATCAAATGGTCACCAGCGATGTCCGTGGGTACAACCTTAGCACTACCAACGCTGATGGCCCTATATTCAGTGCCACAGCACCTACCACACAGACTGATTCAGCCGAAAGCCCATTGGTCTACGGTGATCTCTGGATTGACACCAGCGACTTAGAAAACTATCCCAAAATGTATCGCTGGCAGAGCGTGGACAGTGAAGATCAGTGGGTGGCCATAGACAACGCTGATCAAACCACCATCAATGGTGTGTTGTTTGCAGATGCTCGGTGGGCACCCAACGGAACCACAAATCCTGTGACAGCTTCTATTCCGCCTATAGCCACTGGCACTGATCCGCTGATATTGAGCGATTATGTAGATCTTGATGCACCAGATCCTTTGTTGTATCCCGAAGGCATGCTGTTGTGGAACACACGTCGTAGCGGCTTCAACGTCAAGAGCTTCCAGGCCAACTATTTCAATGCCACAGATTTTCCAGGTGAGACATTGCCCAGCCAAACCAATACCTGGCTCACGGCCAGTGCCAACAATGCCAACGGCAGCCCCAACATGGGTCGCAAGGCACAGCGTTTCTTGATAGTCAAGGCCTTGCGTGCAGCTATAGACTCCAGTTCTACTCTGCGTGAACAGCAGGCACAGTTCAATTTGCTGGCCTGCACCAGCTATCCTGAACTGGCTCCCAACCTGCGAGTGCTGAATGCTGATCGCGGCGACACTGGTTTCAGCATAGTAGACACACCCCTGCGCCTGGATCCTGAAAACATCGTGAACTGGGCCACGGCCTCCAGCATCTACTCAGACTTTGGTGTCGTTTCATCCAGCACTGTGTTCAGTGAGGGTAACTTGGCACAAGGTGATGCCTACTCGGCTGCTTTCTATCCAAGTTGCACCACCACAGACCTCACCGGCAACGTTGTGGTCACAGCACCCAGCCACATGATGTTGCGTACCATAATCCGCAACGACGCTGTGGCTTATCCATGGTTTGCACCAGCTGGCTTGCGCCGCGGTGTCATAGACAATGCTCTGCAGATTGGTTACTTGAATGCTACCACTGGTGAATTCCAACCCCTGGGCGTGAATCAAGGCCTGCGTGACATCTTGTATCAGAACGACATCAACCCAATCACGTTTATACCTGGCACAGGTATTACCAACTTTGGTAATCATACCTTGCAAGGAACAGCAACTGCCTTGGATCGCATCAACGTGGCACGCTTGGTAGCCTACCTGCGTGGACGCCTAGAGATCATTGGCAATCAGTACTTGTTTGAACCCAATGACACTATAACACGTGCCAGCATCACCAATCAGATTACTTCACTCATGGTTGACTTGGTCAACAAGCGTGGAGTTTATGACTATTTGGTGGTTTGCGATACCAGCAACAACACACCGGCTACCATAGACGCCAACGAACTATATGTGGACATTGCTATAGAACCTACCAAGGCTGTGGAGTTCATCTATATACCAATGCGTATACAGAACACAGGAACCATACAAGCCCAGGCAGCTGCCTAGGTAGATTTAGAGCGATAAATACAAGCACACAGGAGAATTACAAATGGCAACCAGCTCACTAACAAGATTGACAGTACCAGTAGGCAGCGATGCAAATCCGCCAAGCCAGGGTCTGTTGATGCCCAAACTCAAGTACCGCTTTCGCGTGTATTTTACGGGTCTTGGATTTGGAAATTCTCCTTCGCAGACCACAGAACTGACCAAACAAGTAATCAGTTTTGCACGTCCCAATGTGACATTTGAAAACATTGATCTGCCAGTGTACAACAGCACCATCAAGATTGCTGGCAAACACAGCTGGCAAGATGTGACCTGCGAAGTGCGTGATGATGCCGCTGGCAACATCAGCAGATTGGTTGGCGAGCAACTACAAAAGCAGTTGGACTTCATGGAACAAAGTTCAGCTGCTGCCGGTATTGACTACAAGTTTACCACACAATTCCAAGTCTTGGATGGCGGCAACGGAACCAATGCTCCCATAGTGTTGGAAGAATGGAATTTATTAGGTTGCTATCTACAGGCAGTAAACTACAATGATGCCAACTATGGCACCAATGAAAACATGACTGTGACTATGACTCTGCGCTACGACAATGCCATCAATGTTCCAGCTGACTCTGGTGTGGGCGCACCCACAACAAGCATCACAGGTCAAGGTATCAGATCCGCTGAAATAGCTGGCGCACCAGCTACGGGCTAATCTAAATGGCATTTGGCCAACAAAATCTCCAGCCTTTTCCTCCTGGGCAAGGGCTGAGAGACTACACTCACGCCAGCAAAACATTCCGCACAGCCGGGTATGATCTGGCTCCACGCAACAAATTCCTTTACTATGTTTATTTCAACCTAAATACCAGTATTCCAGCTGTGGCCAATCTGGTGTCGGGCGGCAAAAGCAGTGTCATCGGACTCATGGCCAAAAGCGCACAGTTACCAGGCTATCAGATCGATGTGGCCACCATGAATCAGTACAATCGCAAGAGACTGGTCCAGACCAAGATCAACTACAATCCTGCACAGATAGTGCTACACGATGATCACAGTGATCTCATACGCAACATGTGGTATCAGTATTTTCAATACTACTACAGCGATCCCACCTACAAGTATGGCAATACTCCTAACCAAGCCGGAGCCCTGGGTCAGATCAACAACCTGTTTACTGGATTCAGCTATACCAGCAACGACACCTATGCAGCCAGCCGTCCGGTGCAACACTGGGGACTCAGTGGTCAAGGCTACAGTAATCCCAGTCTTCAGAGTCTCAGCAACAGTTTAATAAACGGTGCGGCCTCAACGGTGCAACCGTTTTTCAATGACATCACCATATATGGCATGAGTCAAAAGACCTATGCGCAGTATACCATGATCAATCCCTTGATCACTGAGTGGCAACATGACACCTATGATTATAGCCAAGGCAACGGCATCATGCAACACACCATGAGCATACGCTATGAAGCTGTAAAATACTATTCGGGTGCCATCGGTGGTGAACAACCCACTAGCCAGATGCCTGGTTTTGCTGATCCGGCACACTACGATACACAGATCAGCCCTATAGCTGTGCCCAACTCCAACAACCAGGCCGAAGTACAAGGCACTTTGAGATTTGTGCCACAGGGCAACAAACAGGACCTTCAGGCCTTGGCTTCGGGTCAGAACACGCTACAGAACGTGATAGGTGCTGTGGGTCAGGCTCTGGTACCCACCGCGGCCGGATTCCTCAACAGTGCCCTGGCAGGCTCTGGTGCACTAGGCGGTGTCATAGCTTCTGGCATAGGCATTGCAGCCGGTATAGGCATACCCACAAGCATAGGCCAAGTGGTCAACGGTCCCGGAGGACAACTGTTCCCTACACCGTTTGGTATCAGTGCTGGTGTTAAATCTGCACAACAGATCAGTGGAGGTTGATCATGGCCTCAGTCAACAACTACAATCCCAGAACTGACACCACAGTCCAGATCTTTGACAGATTCTATGGCTATCAAGAGCAAGTTCCAGTGGATCAGTATGACGCGGTACACAGCTATTTTGTTTCGGTATTCCAAAATGTGGAAAGTGCCAACAACTTTACTGTGGCATTGTTCCGTGTCAGCAGAGTCAGCAGTACTCCAGTGATGACCTTGCTACAACAACTGCAAGGACAGACAGCGCCTCAAGTAAATCTGACCTTGGCCTACTATCTCAATGGTCTCAACAGCTCCAGTACCTTGCTGGGTATCAATGTACCCACACAACCCAACTACTACGTGGCACACAACATCAGGATTTGAGCGATGCCAAATTTTCGCCAAGGCATCTATACCTGTAAAAATCTCGGCAAGTACGTGGGCAAAGGCACCCCCAGATATAGATCGGGCTGGGAGCTGACTTTCATGATGTTTCTTGACAGCAATGACAACATTGTGCAATGGGCGTCAGAAAGCATCAGCATACCATATCGCAATCCCATCACCGGCAAGCAGAGCATGTATGTGCCAGATTTTTTTGTGACTTACCGTGGACGTGACAATACCACACGTGCCGAACTGATAGAAATCAAGCCCAAAAAACAAAGCCTGATCGAAAGCAAAATGAGCGACCGAGATCGAGCCATTGTTGCGGTCAACTACGCCAAATGGGATGCAGCTACCAAATGGGCACGTCGCAACGGACTCACATTTAGAGTAATCAACGAAGACCAAATATTCCATCAAGGTAGTCGAAAAACCGGTAAATAGGTCATGACTCGTCGCCTTGAAGAACTGTTTGATTTGCCGCCCAGTGGTAGCACCAGTGAAACCATTGAACCTGATTCTATTCCAACCACGCAGATAGCACTCAAAGAAATCGATGCTACCATAGACAAAATTGATGAAGCCCTGCCGGCAGTGCGAGGCTTAGATGCATCAGACACTGAAATGGATGCTCTAGCTGCCAAAGCCCAGGAAACCTTTGATGACCTCATGGATCTGGGCATGCAAGTTGACAGCAGATACAGTGCTGAAATATTTGCTGTTGCCGGCACCATGCTGGGCCATGCCCTCACAGCTAAAACTGCCAAGCTCAACAAGAAGTTGAAAATGGTTGATCTGCAACTGAAAAAGCTCAAAATGGATCAGGATCGGGTCAACACTGCTGGAGATGAAGCAGTGGAAACAGCACACGGGCAGATCTTGAGTCGCAACGATTTGCTAGAGCGTCTAATGGCCTCTAGAGACCAAAAAGATACAAAAGCATAAATATCATATAGGGATACAAATATGAAAAAATTTCAAGAATACCTGGCCGAAAGCGAAAGAACC